AAATAATGATAATCGGGTACCTCTTTGAATCTTAATACACGTGTATATTTCATATAATAAAAAAATTCTATAGGTAAATTTTTACATAAATTTGTTAATGTATACGATTTTTTTATATTATATATATAATTTTTTTTTTTATTACGATCCGTGATCGAACTATTTTGCCAAGGTAATTTTGAATTATAAAAATAAATTAACATATAGCCAATCGATTCTAAATCATCACGATAACTTTGTTCTATACCTCTATGATTACGCAAACTAGAATAGCGTAAAGAACCTTTAAAGGATTTTCTTTTAATAAAATATTTTTTATTAAATACTTTCGATAATCCTAAATCAATTAAATAAATGGTATTTTTATTTGATTCTAATCCTATTAAAAAATTATCAGGTTTTATATCTCTATGAATAATATGTTTACTGTGTAAAAGTTTCATTCGTGTTAACACTTGAATAGCGATTAAGCAAACCGTTTGTAAACTAAATTTATTATCACAAAATAAAAACAAATCACTTAAACTTGGCCCTAATTGGTTCATAATTAATATTTGTAAATTATTATTTTTACCATGCCATAATATATCACAGATACCTTCACAAGAAGATGTAAAAAGTGAATATAAATTATATTCATGTTCAATTCGTGATTTTAGTTGTTTAGAATTTTCTATTTTTTCAATCTTTATCGCAACATTTTTTTTTTCTATTATATCATAACCAAGATACACTTTACAAAAAGATCCTTTACCTATTTCTTTAATGATGGTAAATCTATTTTTAAATGTTGTTTCATGGTTCATACTATAATGATAATTTTATTTAAATTTCTTTAAATAAATTTAAATAAAAAAATATATAAATGTTTGTTGTATTACAATAACTTTTATGGGTCTTCAATAAATAACATTTTAACTTTTTTTTCTCTTTTTTCTCTTTTTTTAGGAATAATATCTTCATAGCCTTTAATTTTTAATATTTCTAACTCATCCCAAAATTTTAATATGTCTAGTCCATATTTGTCCCACCAATCTTGTTTTTTATACACTTCAAGAATGGAATATATCATTAATTTCCAAGGTATAATTCGACTAAATTCTTTATTTTCATCTTTCGATATCTTCTCCTTTTCTTTTTCTATCCATTCAACATATTCCGGTAAGGTTAATTGTAAGGGCGCATACACCCACCCATGTTGAGTAAAGGCATCCGCATCATCCGCAGTATTTATATATTCTATAATAATACCGATTTCAAATTCAGTGTGATTTGTTAGTTTATCCTGTTTAAATTTATTCCAATTATATTCTATTATTTTACATTCTAAAAAATCGCATTTTATTAATTCACACACATGTAACTGTTGTTGCATCTGATGCCAATAATTTAATCCAGGAGCTCCGAATATTTCACGTGTAAACGGACATTTAATTTCTACCATTACACCCGCATCAGTAATGCCATCAGGAGATGCCGCAATACAACCTATATGTTTATCTTTAATGGAACCAAATTCATTAACAACAGTATTATTATATTTACTGTAGCATAAAGTGGCTATCTCTTCATATTTAATACCATGAATACAATGCATACTGACACGATTCGGCTTATTTGGATCTTTATAATCTAATTTTTTTAATAGTAAATCGACTCGTTTCATAAAGGGGTTTTTATTAAATATAGTAGCTATTTCACTTGCTCCTATACTTGTTTTCCGCATAGCAAACCATTCTGGAGAACGTTGTGGTGCTTGTGGATTCGCTTTTAACTGTACAACCACATTATTTAAATGTAATTGTGTTGACGTATCAATATCAAAATTATAATTATCATTTAATTCTGGAATATGTGTAGATATAACTTGTTCTATAATTTCTGGATAAATATATTTGTGTTTTTTTTTATCTACAACTAGTTTTAACATGTCTGATACATATTCGGCAATAGTAAAACAATCATCACTTTGTGATACATGATTGTAATAATCATTAGCACATTCTATAATATCTTTTATATAATCATTAAACATATAATTATGTAAAGTAATATATATTTATTTTATAAATTTTAAAATCAAATTTACAAAATAAATATGTGTATATACGATTTATTATATAATTACGCATTTCAGGCAAAGATGACTATAATATTTGTAAATACCACTAAGAAATGCATCATTACTAATATTTTTGCCTTAACAGATTTAGGAGTAATATCCCCATATCCAACAGTTGTATTAGTCGTCATTGTAAAATAAAGCCTATTAAATAATTTTTTACCTACTGAATCATTAGCATTGTCCATACCATCCCAATCTTCAGGATCATTACATAAAAATAAGTATAACACAGCAAAAATTACATTAGAAAGCAACGTAACCGTTAAAGGTATGACTATTTTGTTAACTACATTACTTACCATAGATTTACCAGCATTAGCTGATTGTAATATTTGAGCACGAATATCCATTTTATAGTATATAGTTATAAAATAAAACAGTAAATAAATATTAAATAAAATATTAAATAAATATTAAAAAATAATATTATTATTATATATACTACTTATGAATATTTCGATGAATACACATACAGATGAAACAATACCTATAATACATATACATAATATTGATAGATATCCTTCTATTTTAAATACAAATTATATTAATACTAAAATTAATAGTAATTCTAACAAATTAGACGAACAAATAAATAACATCAATACATTATATATAATAGAAGAAGTTCAACCAGTTAGGCACAAACAACCTAGTATTACATTTAAAAGTATGGATAATTTTCTAAATACTTACGATGATACCAATGACACCTCTGATATATCTGATGTCTCTGATGTCTCTGATGTCTCTGATGTCTCTGATACCAATGCCACTAATGCCACCAATAATATATCAGCAGTTATACACAATAATTATGACCAATATTGCTCGGAACAATTTACTACTAAATGTTTTGATTCTCTGGAAAACATTATAATAAAAATAATTGACACTGTTGAACAAGTATTTGATGATTTATATGTTAACTATGTAAATCGTCAAGAAAATCATCAAGAAAATCATCAAGAAAATCATTAAGAAAATCATTAAGAACATAATAATAAAGAACAAATTTGATATATATATATTTAAATATTACATAAAGTATATTATCTAAATATGAATGATGACTTTTACTTACATTATATAGATACCGTTAAAGATAAAATAAATAAAATGAATGAAACAGTGTTTGATACAACCATAGAAAAAAAATCATATTCCAATTCAACGGTTACATCTTCGCACAAAGATGATACAATGGCGTTACAAAATTTAATATGGCAACAACAAGTAGCTCAATATCGAGATACACAAAAAAAAATAAATAGAAATATAAATTATACAAAACAAGAATTTAATGTTATTGATGATGAAGAAGCCTTAATGGAAACCATTAAAAAAGAAAGTTATAAAAAAACATGGAATCGATTAGATACTTTTCAAAAAAAAGAAAAGGTACGTGAATTTATAGAAGAAAAAAAAAATAAAATACAAGAACATGAATACAAATTAATACTAGATTCATTACAAGATATTATTAAAAAGGGCAATTCTAAAAAAATTGTATATAATAATATAGATTCCATACAATCCATATGGTGTATTACCCATAATAAAGACGAGGATACATATAGTTTTCAATTATAACTGTTCAATTAAACATTTATCCCGTTTCGAATAAAACTGTAATTTTTTTCTATCATATTTTGATCGATTGGTTTTAACAAAGATGTACAATTATTTAAACGATTTAATATAATTCTACGATACATACACACCCACTAATAATAATATTTATTTAATATTTAAATATTTTTTAAGTGTAACTTTTATTTTTATAATATATGTAGATATAATTACATATATTTTAAAAATATTTAAACATATAATACTCATATATAGCATTGATGAATTTTATAGGCTGGTTATTAACAGATACGGATCAAAAAAAAAAATCAAAAGAAAGTTCTACTAATGATTTAATTGTTCCTACAAATAAAAAACAGTATATTCGCAAATATAATTGGATGTTGTCGTATCCAATGAAAAAATATTCTTTTATGGATGACTCCACAGTACAACAATTTTCTACTATAACTTTGACATTAGAAGGTACCGAACGTATTGTCGGTAAAAAATATATTGATTTGCGTCCAGATTGTCCAAATATATTAGAAGACAGAAATTTACATGTAAGTCCGATTAGTACCATTTGTTTTATTTTACATTATCAATTAATACGCAATAAACTGGATATTTTTCCACCTTCGCGCCTATTTATATATCATAATCTTTCTTTTTTTAAAGATGTATCATCTATTTTTACGTTTGACGCGATATTTCATTCGATAGAAACACATGGATTTTGTTCGGAATTATCATATGTATACTCAAAGCAAAATATATCTACAAATAAGTTAACAAAATATCATTATGATGAAGCAGAACAATATAAATTTATTAACATTTATCGAGTGCCTAATTCAATTGAAATGATCAAACAAATGCTACGTAATAGTATGATTATTGCGATAGGATTTGTATTGTACAATAATATCCATATTAACAGTACTATATCAGTAGCAGATACGACTACCAATACGGTCGTGGGTGGCACAGTTGGAGCCATTGTAGGATATATCGAGCAAAAACAATCGTTTATTATTGCGGTATCCTATGGAAAAAAAATGGGTAAGAATGGGTATATATTGTTACCCTATACGTATGTAGAAAACAAAGATCTCGTGCCTGAATTATACTATATTGATTTTGATGTAACGCAAATTCAAAATTTTATTGTGAATAAAAAAAAAATGAAAGAAAAAATGAAAGAAAATATGAAAAAAGAAGCACATACACAACAAAAACCCTATGGTGGATTATTTAACTAAGTATTAATTTTGAGCACCACCTACAGAATTCAAACTTGCCCAATATTTATTGGAACCATCAATTTTATATAATATTAAAATACATAACATACCACCACCGCCATAAGTAAGGGTATTTAAGTCGTTGCCACCACTTGGGCCCCATAAAAAAGCTGTACCGGGTAAGTGGGAGCCTGTCGCGTCCTCGGGGTCGCCCTCATCATTTGTTAGATTTAAATTTGTAGCATTAGAACGACCATTTAAATGTACGGTTGATGCGCCACTTAAAATATATACAAAATTAAATGTATTACTTGTTCCATGCGCAATAGCATATATCATATCACCAAGGTTGCCTGATGTGGGTAATCGTACAAAATGAGTATCATCTCCACCACTGCCATAATTAATTACATTTATTTTATTTACTACTAATGAAGGAACAGTAGTTCCTTCATCATCAATATTATTAGCAACTGCCGTTATAGTATTAATTGCACCTGACGCAAAATTAGGAATACCTCCAGTAGCTGTAAGAGTCCCAGTTGAAATTGTACTGGAACCATTATTAATATTTCCAAAATTAGAAGTAATAGAGCCACCATCCAATGCTCCTGTAGATACTAAATTAGGCATGGCAGTAATTTCATCATCAAGATATGCGGCTAATGTTTGAACGGTGGTACACGTGGTATTATTACTTTGCTGCATCATGATACCATTCCCATCCGCTACAGCAGTTGTTCCCGGAGTAGTAGCACTGGCATCCAGTATATTTAATTCTGCTGATGTAGCAGTTAGTGTAGCACCACCAATTATTAAACTACCTACAGTAGCTGCTCCCTGAATGTGCG